GCGATGTGATTGGGAACAAAAGCAAATTCATCCAAGAATAGGATATTGAAAGACATACCCCTAACAGCACTAGCAGAAGTAGACGCAGCCAAGATTTTACTACCATTTTCTAACTCCAATGAACCTTTATTCCATGCAACAATACCCTGTTGCATCCATCTTGGTAAATTCTCATAAGCAGTTTGCAATCTACCAAGAAGTTCCCTAGCAGTTGCAGCCTTGTTAGCAAGAATACCAATATTCACACTGTCATTAAAAACAGCATAATGTAATAGATATGCAACCACCGTTGTAGACTTACCAGTCTGTCGTGGCATCTTACATATATTGAATCTCTCTTTATGGAATCTTTTTATTAACTTCTCTTGAAATTTATAAGGTGCAAAAGGTACAAGACCCTCATCCAAATTGACAATTTGGACATACTTTTTTGCAAAGTACACAGGATTCTTTTTACATTTAATAAATTCAGAAATCTGATCAGCAGTAAACTCAATCTGAGTATTTGCTTTTTTTAAATTCGGATTACCAAGATATACATCATCAGAAGACATAATTATTTTTGCCCTGCGTACAATAAAGGTTCAGTAGGGTCTCTTCTTACTGGGTTATAATAAAGAACCATACCTCTTGGATATACCTTCTCTATTTCTGCTCTCACTTCTGCTTTAGTTGGTCTTGAGAATTTACCAAAGAACATTTGCGTCTTAATAGTTCTTCCTCTCCAATTTACAAAAATCACATAAGTTTTACCTCTTTCCTGAAGACGAAGATATGACTCATAAGTAAATGTTTTCTTCTTGATCTTAGTATCATTCTCACCAGTTCTACCTGGTTTCATTGTTCCTGCGGTAAATCTTTTAATGTTTTTACCACCACTGTCTTTACCAAGTCCTCCTTTTCTCGTTGCACTAACAGTGCCAGTCTTCTTCGTCTGAGTAAGAACTGCATCTTGTCCATACTTTTTACCAAGTTCTTTTACTGCTTTCTTAAACTTTCTCTTACCTTTTTTACCAGAGGTAACAACGTGACTACGTTCTTTAACTTTAGTTACTTCACCAGTCTTATCATCTTTCTCATCCCATCTACCTTGTACCTTAGTAGCACCAGGAAGACCCTTACCCTTAATATCACGATCTAACTGCTTTGCTCTGGCCTTATTTTCCTTAGATGATTTGTCACCACGACTTGCAGAGATGACTGCCATCCCTCCTTTATCTGACTTAGATTTGATTCTACTTAAACTACTTTCATCTATTTCATAATGATCCCTAATGCTATCTGGTACTAAATCTTCACTACCAGAGACATACTTAGCATGAACTCTTCTTTCAACCTTCCTTCTCAATCTTGCACCAGCATCCATTGCTTTTTGAGGTTTTTTCTTTTCATCTTTTTTACCTGCAACTTTTTTCATTGCAGATGATGCTTTTTTTCTAAAATCAGATAGATTCATTAGTCTTCAGATTCCCCTTTAGTATTTAGAACACCTTCCTTTATAAGTTTAGATAAATCTGATGTAGAACCAACAAATAATGCATTATTAACAGTTGTTGGTCCTTTCTTATCTTCTTTACCCAATTCCTTCATCTTAGTTTGAAGATCGATCAATTTATCGGTAGTGTCTCCAACACTTTTGATTAACTGCCCAACAACTTCATAACCTCTTGCAGATTGACCATCTTGTGCTACTTCCAAAATACCATTAATTGCTTCTTGACCTTTTTCAATTAAAGAATAAAGATTACCTCTTGTGTACTCATAATCAACAGTGGCTTCTGTTTTCTCTCCAACATTTTTTAATTGATCTTTTCTTGTTGCACATCCACCTTCTGGAGTGCTAATTGCTTCCACTTCTTTTGTTTCAATGTCTAAAGCATTGTCTATGGCATCAAATTTACTCATACGTCAGTACCTTTACTAGGACTATAACTTAAACCATCAACACCAAAATCATAACGTTGCTCACTAAATCCAAAGTCATCACCCAATTCAACAAGAGCATCATCAGCAGCATTTACAGCATCTATAGAATCTCCATTAATATGAGTGTCAGTAGTTGTTCCATCTTGACCTCTCTTAACGGTAATATTATTACCATCAATTGCCTTAATGAACATTAATTCATTTCCAATTGCAATGTAAGTATCAACAAGTAATCCAGATGCATCTGCAACTAAGAACTTAGTCTTAGACTTAGTTATATCTTCTCCAAGAACTGTTGTATTGTCATCATTATAATCCTTAAGTGCTCTTGGTTGAGCAACATATCTTTGTGTCCTTGGTGCAGTCTTAACTGCTTCAGTTGAGTAATCAACCTGAACCTTCTTAATCAGTCCAGTGGAACTATCAGCAACAGGACCAAAGAGATAAGTTTTAGCAGTAAAGTCTAAAGTATGGATTATAACTCTTTTTTCATCCATTCCACTATCATAATTATCATCAAATGATACACTTTCCAACACCATTGGTATATCTCTTTTTTCACCAATAGATTTGACTAAATCTACTGTTAAATTAAATGATGGTTGAAAATATGGCAATACCTGTTCAATAATCTGTAGGGAATCTTCATTATATTGAGTCATTGCATATAACTTGAAACTTAAATTATATGGAACTGGCATGAATACCTTTCTAGCAGATTTTGATCCATCAGTAGTAAATGCCTTGAAGGTTTGCATTGTTGAAACTTTTCTTGATGAATCATAAGAAATGCCATCCATCTCAAATGCTAATCGTGGTAAAGTTATTGCAACTCTCTTTCTTAAATCTGGTTTTTGTTCTAGTCTCGCAAGAAATTTCTCTGTTGGTCCATAAGCAATAGGAACCCTTACTGTAGAAAAGGCTGCTCCTGCCGATGTTTGATGTTTAATATCAATGGTATTGAAGAGAGTACCAAAGGCAATAATAGTCCTTCTAATAATCTCGTGATAATAATAAGTTCCTAGCATATCAAATCCTCCTTATATTATATTTAGAAGTCACCGAATGGGTTATCTTCAGTAAAGTCCAAAATAGCATCTGCTTCTGATTCTACAAGAATATTTTCATTGTAAAGATCATACTCATCTTGGTCAGATGTACTCTGAACAATATACTTAGCATCAGATCCATTATTAGATGTTCCTATACCAACAACTGCTTCTCCGACTGCAAACCCACTTCCAGAAATATTGTTAATCTTAAGAATTCTATCATCACTATCCCAAGATTCAACATATGCAGTAGTTCCAGTAGAAACACCTCTAACCATCTCCCTAAAGAGATAATTTCCAGTGTTAATACCAGAAGCAGGAGCATCTATAATAACATTTGGTGCTACGGTATATCCAGCACCAGCATTAGTATATCTAATATCACTTATTCCACCAGCAGTATTAACTATAGCAACAGATGCTGCGTTAGTTCCACCAGATGGGGCAACTCCAATAAGAACAGTTGGTTTTGATCCATATTCTGCACCAGGATCGTTTATAGTTGGTATAGTTAAAGATCCTTGTGAAATTATAGCAGTTGCAATACCACCAGTTCCAAATGCATTCTGACTTCTAATAGTGATAATAGGTGGTACAGTATAACCATAACCTGGATTAGTAAGTTGAATATTATCAATCGATTGACCAGTCTGTCCAGTTCTACTTGTCATGATTGCAACAGCAGTTGCATTTATTCCACCACTTGGAGCAGTAGCAATTCCAACTAATGGTGCAATTGTATATCCTGTTCCATCATTGATTAAATCAACTTGAGATACTGAATAACGTCCAGTTCCAAGTGATCCAGTATTTTCTGCTACAACAACAGTAGCAGTTGCTGTTGATGCACCAAGACCAACCATAGTAAGTCTTTGTGTAAATCCAAACTCAACTGCAGCCTCATCAACTTCGGCAATACTTGTATCAATTAGTTCATCAGCAGCATAATCCATTACTTCACAACTTAATGTGTAAACATAGAGATTATTCAACTGATAAAATGGTTTCTTACCTTCAACATACTTAATCTCAAACATAGTATTATCTAAAGGTAAGTATATTAAATCACCTTCTTCTGGCCTTGTTGCTAATTCAATTTGACTATCTGCTGCCATAAATGGACTAATAAAATCCTCATACCTTTCTTTAGATACTACAAAAGTAACTTGATCAGTTGTTTGAACTCCAAATTTAGATAAAATATCTCCATTACCTTCAAATCCTTCATAATTTAACAAATATGCTTCCATCCGATAAGCATCATCAAATACAGAGGCAGTAACCTCTTTCATAATAGTATTTTTGTTTATGACATTTCTTGGAAGATATACTACGTCCTGTCCATAAATTTTTAATTGTTCATTAATTAGATCCTGAACTAATCTTTGTTCATTGGATGATCCTTGAAGGAAATACGGAGAAAGTGGCATAACATTATCCTATCATATCCAGTGGAGGAAGTTCGTACTCGTTCCTAAGTTCATATTCAATTTGCTCAATTTCTTTTACTGCATCATCGTAAATCTGTCTACCATTTAATTGAACTCCACCAGGTAACATAACTCCTTGGAACTTAATAAGATTTTGCCCCCACTGTTTCTTAATAATTGCAGTTAAATACCGTTTTAACCAGAAATCATTATAGATATCTGATGCATTTGCTGGATCTACAATTCTATAACAATCTAAAATTATGTACTGATCTTCAGTAAATTCCTTCCAATCAATATCCATATACAATCTATGTTGTTTTTTATTAAACCTAATTTGAATATCTGGAGTAATTAATCTACTCAAATCTTCCATATAGGTTTTCGTCATTGTATAATTTAATAAATCAAGTGCTCCATAATAATAAAGATCATTCAAGAACAACTGGTACTTAAGATTAAATAGTCCACTAGATATGGTACTATTATCCATCTTAAATACTTTTTCTACACCAATCACATGATCTGGTAGTTGTAAAAAATTATAATTTTCTTGCCATCCTAATGTAGTTACACCAACACCAGTTGTTGCTGTACTAGTTGTAATTCCTGAAGCACCTCCCTCAAGTATTGTTTTCTCAGCTAAAGTTACTTTGTGCTTTAAAAAAGTTCTCTCAATACCATCGAAATGCCTTTCTTGAAAGTATTGTAGAGCATCATCTACCAGATCATCAATTTGATCATCATCGACATTAATTTCCAATACAGGATATCCTAGTCTTCGTAGACTATAATCTATTAATCCTTGTCTGGTTGATGGTTTGCTCATTCTTCAAATCCGTCTTCGTTATCTTCTGTTTCTCCATTTTGCAATTTGAGAAACTGTTCTTCCAAATCCATATAGTCTTTGGACATAGATGCTATTTTTGCTTCCATTAGAACGTTTTGGTTAATCAATTCTGATAATTTTTTATGATAATGATTAACTAAAATATTCACATCAAGTTCACGATTCATGTTTAGAATTGACCTCCATCGATTGTTGTCGTCCAGACTGGAATGCCAGAAGCATTCGTTGTTAGTATATAGTTGGAAGTAGAGATACCTGCAGCAGGGTTTGAGGTTGAGGTTAATTTACCAGTGGAATCAAAATATGCTGCACCACTAGACCACCAATCTCCTGATCCACTAGTTGCACCTTGGTAATAGATACCTTTAACATCTAGGAATCCTCTTACACCAGCAGCAACATTACCTGTTACGGTAGCATCTGGAATAAAAGTCCATGATCTTTCTGGAACATTAGTGTTGGATTCTCCAGCACTATCATTCATACCAAAGAAACCAGTTTTGTTATTTGATACTCCAGAACTAGTGTTATAGTTGTAAGCAATACCACGGTCAGTGTTAGTATCATAACCATGTGTAATGGTTAATTGAGTGGTTGTTGTAATACCAGCAGTTGTTTGACCATCAATATAAACTGTTGAAATTCCAGCAGCTGTTCCATAATATGCTATAGTTGTTGTTCCTGCACCTGGAAGTGCTGAACTACCAGTAATAGTATCTCCAGTATTAACACCAACAATACCATCAAGAGTAATTGCAGAAGTACCAGATCCAACAGTAGCAGTAACTGTTCTTACACTGGTAACATCACCAATAACCATAACTGGATCATTTACAGTAGCATTGGTAGAGTTAACAGTAGTTGTTGTTCCATCAACCTGTAAACTACCTTTAACTACGACTAAACCATCACTACTCAATCCATCAGGATATGGGTCAAGATATAATGTATTTCCACCACCAGTCTTAGTTGAAATAACATTAGAAGAAATTCCAATATTATCAATAACAGTTCCACCTACAATTTCTATTCCAGAATTATAAACCCATGCTTTACCAGTTACTTGAACCTTATCGGTTCCATCTTCGTCATATTCAATACTTGCATCTTTATTTGCACCAAATGATAGTTTAGTGTCATCGTTAATTACGATATGACCATTAGATCCTGGTGAACCATTAGTAACGAAATTAATATCATTATTGGTTGCATCATTTGAATATATTGTATTTCCATCAATTGTTAAATTATCTACGTTCCACTGATCAACTCTTGGCATACTTGCATCAGCAGTTCCTGCACCAAGTCCAGTAGCATTTAAACCAGGACTACCTGCAGAGGATACATCAAGAATTGGAATGAATCCGTTAGACAGTGTACTACCATTTGCATTTGCACCACCAGCAACTGTTCCTGGTGTAGTTGACATCATATCGGTGTAATACTTACCACCAATACTAATTGGATTAGAATCTGGATTATCGTTATTACCTACGTATAATCTACCACCCCCATTTCCTTGGGTTCCATTGGTCATGGTGACCGCTAATTCACCATAATTTATAACTGACGGAGCATTGGATCCAGTCGATCTTTTTACTCGAATAATACTGGCCATTTAAAAGCTACCTCCGTTGATATTTAAGTTTTGTGTTGCTCCTGGGGTCAATTCCGATGTGGCCTCCCATTTAGATGTGGAGGTGTTGTAAACTAATACCATTCCATTACCAAGTCCACCAGAAATGTCAACGTCACCTAATGCCCCTAAAGTACCTCCACTACCTGCAATCGCAGATACAACTTTAGTAGCGTTTTTCGATCCAACTCGAACTTTAATGTCTGCCATATTTCTATAGAGTAACTCCAGCAGTCACAATTGCACTACCACCAACAACTCTGGTTTTCGTACCACCAGCATCAGTGACTAATACATCATAACTATATCTACCAGACTTTAATGTCTTGGTAACGGTATCTGTCAATGATATCTTCAATTGTCCTTGTGTTCTATTAGGGAATGATACAGTAAAAGTTGCAGTATCGTTTAAAGAAGCAGGATGCTTCTTCATCTTTGCATCACCTGTATATCCTGTTAAATCCAAAGGAGCACTATTATTATCTTCAAGTGTGTAAGTCTGATTAAAATCAGCCCCAGCATCAATTACTATATTGTTAACGTATGCTGCCATTATTAAATCAGTTAAAATCTACCTTCAGGTATTTATAAATCATTTACTCACCATTTGCTTTAAAAGAGTTTTTATCTCTTCCATTTCACTCTTTAAAGAGTCTAAATCGGTTTTTACTTGATCTAAACTCCTTTTTTCTTTATATTTTGTCTCTGATAATTGCATAAATTTATCAAATTCACTTTTATTTTGATTTACTATGGCATTAGAGTCCATGTCTCTTACTAAAGAGACATCTGACTTTACCTTTACAAAATTATTCATTATCCGTCAATTTTAAATGATCTCAATGCAATAGACCTAAAGTTTTTAATTCTTGGTGGTGTTGCTTGATTTGTAGAAGTCATAATAATTTTAATCATAAATGCATTGAATTGTGTAGTATTTTCAGCAGTAAACTTATACTCACTAAATTCTCTTCTATTGTTATTTGAATTTACTTCTTTATCTGGTAAACCATTTGTATTGAATGGAATATAAGAAGTTGATTCGGATCCGTCTAGTCTATAGAGTTTATAGAAAGCACGAATATTTGCTCCCTTCTCTCTATGCCCATCCAATTGAACATACAGTGAATTTGATGTAAATTCAAGTGCAATCTTCTTAGTCTCATAAATTGCATTATTTGGATCCATTCCAGCAACCCTTGGTCTACTATCCGTTACCCAATTATTATCAGAAATTGGTTGATCTACAAGATTGCTCATTGTAATAATATTTGCTGTTTCTAAATCAACAATAGGAGAAACATCTTCTTTATCAGTTGCTAATGTCATCTCAAGAGCAAATGATCTTTGATTTTTAAGTATTCCAAATTCATTAACTTTAGAAGCAACAATTCTTGGAGTATCTAAGTAATTTAATTTATTGAGAGCAACATTTTCATATCCTTTATCAATAAATGAAGCTTCATTGCCACTTATACTTGTTCCAGAAGTTGTTTTAATCCTAGAAGTAATACTTGTACCAGTTGGAGTAATCGTACTTATTCTTGGATCAATAACTTCAAATGGAACGTTTTGAGATACTTGAAGAACATCACCACCACCAGATTTTGTTATATTGAATGATTTACTATTATCTGTAATCCTAACATAATAACTATCAAATGTTTTTTCTCTAGGGTCAATGTCATGTTCTCCATTAATCTTCCTTAAAGAAACACCATTAAATTCATACTTATGAACAAAAGCATTTGCTGCATGATTAGATTTTAAACTAGAATCAATTGATCTAGTATTAATAGTAATATCATTTCCAGAAATGCTATTATAAGAAATAATTTCTTTATCTACCTTTAAGTATCCTGTTTGACCTGCTCCAACCGCAGTTCCTTCAAAAGTAGCAAATGCAGCACCATCAGCAACAGTTAATGTTGTTGAATCATTATCGACATTTGCTGATAAAGTTGTTGGAGTAATATCACTTGCAAAATCTACAATTTTAACTTTATTTTGACTTGAATGCATACCATGATTTCTATGATCAAACTTCAACGTATATCCATCTCTGAATGTATCAGAAGCAACTCCACTAATATCAGAATTAGAAATGGTACTACGAGCACCACTACCATCAACATAAGTTAAATCTGCATTATCTACAAATTTATTATTAACTTCATCCATAACAAGATAATTTGTTAAAGTGGAGATAGCAACAACTGTTCTTACACCAGAACCTTCGGCACCTAGATTGTTCATAAGAAGAGAATCACCAGCAACATATCCACTACCACCAGCCGTTATATCAATAGATGTGATTGCATTAGAAGCAACAGTTACTGTTGCTTGTGCTCCTGTTCCATCTCCAGTAAGAGAACTAAATCCAATTCCAGTATAAGCAAAATCAGTCAAACCAATACCAGTATTTGGTACTAATGTCATAGTAGTTGTACCAAGACTTACTGGTCCACCTGCTTTAACGAGTCTTCCAGTATTACTTCCTTGGAAGAACTCATGTCCTTCAGCGTAAGTTTTAGTAGTTGTTGCTATCGATACTGCTGCTCTATTTGAATATCCAACAACTGGATTTCTTTTTCTAATTTTACCTAAAGGTAACTCCGTATTATAGAAAATAACACTAGAAGGAGTATTAGTTACAAACTTTGCTTTATTGAGTTTAAACTTAAGATCTTCATACTGACTTGGAGTCCATGTTGAACTATTCTGTGATTTAAATAGTGAACCTAAGTATGGTTGTCTATTACTTACAGACTGAAGAATTAAATCCTCTTCTCCCATCCTAGTAATAAATGTTAGATACTTTTCTGTAGGAGCAATTAATACTATTGCATACTCATATCCAGATTGCAAATACACTGGTGTCTCAAATTTAAAATTAGTAACAGCACTACCATCATCTGATAGATTGACATCAGCTGAATCTATTTGAGTTTGACCAAATGGAACAATAGTTGTAGTTGGAGTTCCATTTCTCATAGTTCTTAACTGAACTGTTACTGGAGCAGTATTATCTTTCTTCTTAAAGAATAAATCTCCACCAGTTATGAATATTCCATCTTGGAATCTATCTCTTTCTACTAGGAATGATTGTGCAAGTGGATCATACCATCCAGTATCATGAACATCTGTTCTAACTTGATCCTCAAGAAGATTATCAGTAATTCTAGTTACAGGTTGATCAGAACCTACTTGTTTCCGTTCAATGTGAGCAGATTTAATGGCTAAAGTTTGCTCAGTTGTATTTTGAGCATGTCCAGTAGCAAGATAATTTGCTTCTGCAGAACTTTCACCTGGATCTAGAACTGCTGCATTTGTTGCACTAGATGTTAATCTAATTGTACTAGTACCTGTAAGGAACTTAGGATTACTTGCAATAGTAGGATCAGGAATATGTAAAGAGAAAATCAAATCTCCTTTTTCATCACTTACCAACTTGAGTTCATCAATAGTACATTCTGCACTTCCTTGCATATTAACCAAAGTCATACCCTGCTTAACCCAACCAAGATGATCAGGTGTAGTATGCATTGCAAGACCAGCAGTATCAACATTCAATACTGAACTTGTACTTGAATAACTTTCAGGAAGTGTAGTTCCAGGTAAAGGATATGGTAATATGGTTACTATATCCTCTGGTTCGTTAAACTTACCTTCTTTATGATTAGATGTTGCTGCTCTAAACCTAATACCTGCAACTCCAGCACCTGCAGGAGTAGTACTGTCTACAATATCAGCTGGTGCAAATGATCCTCTCACCATTGTTATAGGTAACAATTTGGGAATAGCATACTTAGTCATGTCAACATTTTCCATGAAGACATAATATCTTGTATTTGGTTTTAATCGTTTACCAATAACCTCAACATTCCTCGATCTAACATTATACAGAACATCGACTCCGATAACTTTCTTACCAAGGTCTATGGTTTCTTGTCCAACAGTTAAATCAAAATTAAATGTCTTCTCAATTCCTGTTTCTTTAACAGTTTGTAAAATATCTTCATTAATAACAGTTGTAGTAATCTCTCTTCTTCCCCTTCCATGCATATGCTCCACATCTCTGGAAAGTACTTCGCTGTTTATAACTTCTTCATCAATTACTTCACTTCCAGTCCAAGTTTGCTCATGAGAATTCCAATAAGATGCTCCCATTCCACCATTTTCACGATCCTCAACACCAAGAAGATCTGCAATTGCATTAAATGGAGAGTCAATTCTGAATACTTCAGGAGATCCCAATGGAACTTCTTCAATCCAGAAATCAGATTCAGGATTAAGTGTAATTGTTCCTGCAAATAATGCAATATGGAATGGATTTAAATTCTCAGTTCTTGTTGCTAATGGTTGATTAAGGAACTCAACTTCATCAAACTTAAGACTAACCGCAGGACCATTTCTTGTAACATTAGCATCCGCAAAATCTTCTACCCAACGATAATCTGCAGTAGATGGACTTGCTAAAGTACTAACAGTCTCAAACATCAACTTAACATTTCTTTCAGCTGATCTCGGTCTCATTTCACCAGTTGCCATATCAATATCAAACTTAGACTCACCAGTCAAATTATGAGAAGCATGATTTCTAAAATTATCTACAAAGAAACCAGACTTAAATTTATCTAATCCAGTATTAGGATCTTTGATTGACAAATTCTTAGTATCAGTTTCAAGGAGAGAAAGTGTAGTATATGTCTCAAGATTCTTAATTCTATTCTCAAGACCACCAATATCTTTCATGGTGTATCTCTTATGTGGAATCATTTTTACTGCACTTTCAGCAGTAGCATTACGAATATATGGATCCAATGAAATCACAGCAATTTCCATTGCTTCATCATTTGGTAATGGTGTTTTTGGTCTATCAGCAGGACTCCCTTTCTTAACTTCAAATAATCCATCTTTTGTCAAATATAACCTATCAATTCTTCCTTGATAGTAACTATAGTCAACAACAACACTCTTATTAGAAACTACTGTTTCTGAAGTGGAAGTAGAAAAATCCCTACTTGCAAACGAGAATGGTGAAGTTCCACTACTTGTATTATATGCTGTAACCCTTGGCCTTAAATCAAGAAAATCAGATGCCCAACTATCAATAACAAATGGTAATTCTGTTGAATAATCTAATCCAGTATAACTATTAACTGTTTCTAGAGTTCCAGTACCTTCATTATTTGTATAATGATCATAAATTATTCTCAATCTTCTTGAAGGTGCTGCAATGCCTTTCTTCCTTACTATTCTTGAATAATCAGCAAATTCTTCTCTATGTCCATCATCCAACTTATAGTTGTTAACTATATTTGTATCACCTTTAACTAAAGCAGAAATTGTTGCTAAAATTCCAGCAGTTTTTAATGTAAATGATTCACCAACTTCAAACGTATTTTCGTTTTCATAAACAAATTGCAACTGTGTACCACTGACAATAGACACTACACGACCAACGGCACCAGAAGTAGCACCTATAAACTCTTCACCAACAAGTACGTTATTAGTAAATGTGTCAGATTGTGTTGATACTGATACAGATGGTAGATCAGGATCAGTTCCATCAGTAGATTCAAATATTCCTAATATTCTACTCACATCTGGAACATTCAATGAAATCTCTTCATCTTGTACTCTCGTTCCGTAAACAGTATTTACAGTTAATCCATCATTTTTAGTAAAGGTTGTAATACCAGATGAAGTATCATTTGATCTTGTAATAATAAGATTAGCACATCTTACTAAATCTTTATCCTTAGATGAAAGTTTACTTCTTCTTACGGAAGCAGTAAGAGTTGCTGTTCCTGTTTTTGAAAGAGTTTTAATTTCAAGTTCTTTAGAATTTGCACTAATTGTAACTTGAGACTCCCTAACTATTTCCTTTTCTCCAGTACTCCATGTTAAAGTATAGTTTTGTTCTGTAAATGGTTCAAAGTATAGATCGGAATTATCAGAAAGAGCAGTTATCTGGAAAGTATGAGAAGCAACCGAACTAATAGTAACATTAGTAAATTGTTTTCTTACAATATAAGAACTATCAAGAATATTAATCGACGACACATAATTATGTGGTAACTTCATTCTAAATCCAGGATTATCACCTTGCTTAATAGAAGGGATAAGAATATCTACACCAGTTGGACTAGCACTAGACAAGACTCCACTACATACTCCATCAACATTGGATACTCCTTCGATAGTAAGAGCAGTTTGATCGACATCTGTTACTCTATTGTATACAGGAAGTCCAGTGCTAAGATTATAAGATATTATATCACCAACTTTAACAAGTCCTCTAAAGTCTGATACACCACCACTTTGGACAGCACTTCCTGTAAAATTAAATTCAATTCCTTCGTTAAATGTACCCTTTCTACGATCTAATAATAAGTTAGCAGCAAAAGTAGAAGTTCCAGCACCAATACCAGCCTCACTATTAAGTGCTTTTATATCATCAAATGACCAATCAGTAACTTCAGTAATATTATTACCAGTATCATTTCCATTAATTAAAATTGGTTCATTTAACTGGAATTGCCCAGTAACATCACTCATAACGAGTAATTGAGTATCCGTACTTGCAGCAGTTGCAAATCCAACAGATCCACTGTATTTTCCTTTAATCTGTGCGCTATTTGGCACAGATGCTATGGTTGCACCCAATGAGACCTTTGTGTGGGTCTGAATGTCATACAGACGTGCCTCATGAGTGGTTGTAGAAACTCCAGATATACTCTTCTGATTAAAATCAAATACTCTTGCATGTCCAACAACAATAGAATCTCTATGTGCTTCTCCATTATCCTTACATCTTCTATCAAGTAATTTTACACTTGTAGAGAATCCAATAGTAGGTGAACCCCAAACATTCTCAAGATCAACGTAATTTCCAATTCTTATAGGAGTACTTGCATTCTCCTTTAACTTGGTCGTTCTTGGCTTAACGACATCAATAGACGAAGTAGATATTTTATCCACCTCATAACCCCTCACATACGCCTTTCCTGGGGATACTTGAAGTGATAGTATATCATCTGATGGTGTATTTCCATTCTGAGTCTGTTGATTGGAGAAATATATTCCTCTATTTCCAACTCTATCATTTAACGATTCTCTTACATCAATAGAAAAAGGTTTAACGTAATAGTCTCCCGATTCATCATAAGTTCTTCTTGCAAGTTCATCTGCAATGATATTATACTGTGTTCTAGTTACAATATTTCTTACAATACCGTTTTCAACACGCAATAATTCAATAAAGTCTAAATCATTCTTATCTGTGAGTGCTTTTTTGTGTAAAGTAGCAGAGATTTTAAATCTATCAGCACCAGGAGCAGCCTCATTAGAAAATCCTTTAGCATTATCATAAAGATCTGAATTGACAGATGATGCACGTACTATTTCTTCATTAATGAGTAAACCAACCCTATAACTAGGTAAATTAGTATATTGGTCTAAAATTACAGTAGAATCTGGAACTTTAACGAAATATCCTCTAATAAAAAATATACCTTCACTAACAGAGAAAGAACATCCAGTTTTAGAAGCCTCAGATATAATACACCTAGCAAATGGACTATTAGCACCAATACTTGTATTCAAAAATGAAACATCTGACAAAGTAATTAGATTTTCTCCGTCTTGGAATGTCTTAGTAACTCCATCACGTCCAGACTTTGAATATTTTACATATAATGTATCATAACCTGCAGTGGATTCGGATGTAGTTAATCTATTAACTACAGTTGCTCTTACTCCAGAAGTTTCTCCTTCTATTTCTATATTATTATCTACCAGGAATTTTGTATAATTAAAAACTGGTATATTAAGAAAATTTGGATCTATCCTTACCGCAAAATAACTATCATCATAAAATGTCCCACCAGGAATTACTATAGAACCTTCCTTGAAGAAATGTTGACCAAATCTTTCTATCTGATTCTGAAGGATTGATTGTAGAGTTGTTAATTCTCTCGCTTGAAGTGGAAATCCAGGTTTGAATAGAACTTTATTATAGTTCTTATCTTCATTGAAATCATCAAAATATGGAGAGACATTTAAATTAGTATTCTGTGTCATTTTTTAGAACTCTACTACGATTTTTACTTCTTCTTTCTGTGAAGAAGACCTGGTGACTGACGACCTATTATCAATATAGATTATATCTCCAGAATATTTTTTAACGTCTGGGGGTGCTTTACCGTCAACAAAGGTTTGTCCTAGATCAACATCCTTTCCACCAACTTTGATAGAACTTACATTATCAAAAGTAATATCAGGCCAAAGATTTCCACCAGTACCACCACTAACTGTTGCTGCCATTCCAACAAAATCTAATTTCTTGTAAGAATATTCAGATAAAGTTGAAAAACCAACTGGTTGATAATATCTTAAAATTCCAGTATCTGGATTCCAAGAAGCAACATAACCAACTGCTGTAGAACCAACTCCAACTGTTTGAGTAATTTGAGCATTCTTGATAAATGTAACATCATCAGTTCTCGCTGTACCAGGAGAAGGTGCAAGTTTCAATGCGCCAAGATTAGTGGCAGTCGTACTATTTAGTAGCTGTGTTCCACCATATACAAGAGGATTTTTAACTAATCCAACACGAGAAAAATCATTACCAACAACATAATCTGGAGCATCTGCAACATTATTATCATACTTAGAATATATCATAACCTTATAACCACCAAGTTCACGATATATGTCTGAACCATGTCCACCTTTTGGTGGAATTATAACTTCAAATTCTCCACCAGAACCACCTGACACTTGTTTATTGTCACCACCTGCTACTTTATCTTCAAATCTAACTACTCCATAGGTATAACCACTTCCACCTGCTACCATTTCAACACTCTCAATAGAACCACTATTAAGTTTTACTTGAACTTGACCACCAGATCCATCGCCAACAATAGGTATATTTGAAATAGTTCCACTTGAATCATTTGTACCAGATTCTTTAACAGCATATCCACTACCAATTTTTTTAAGTACAACTGATTCAATCTTTCCATCTACTGCAGCATTCTTAATTGTTGCCGTTGTTGTATCACCCCATTGTTTGGGAAGAGGAATATACTTATTAGTAGCAAATTTAACTATATCCGAAGGAGGAATTGTAAAAAGATACTTCCACCAATATCCATCAGATCCATTTCCTGCTTGTTGCCTTGCGGTATCTACAAAATTTGGTTCATATTGTGATTTTTGTCCAAGTGGAAAATCTATATTAGCTCCATTATCTAAGCAAAGGTAAACTTTATACTCCGAATTAACAACATAATAATTTGATTCATATAATGTTGAAAATTTTGTTTGTGGTGTTTTATTATCAATTTCATAGTTATTCCGATACATGTCATAAGTTGTACCAGATTGCCAATCAACTCTCTTAACCACCCTTCTTACATCATTTTCAGTTACCTTCTTCAAAAAGAGCATACTATCATAGTATAGATTTTCTTGATCGAAGTTATCTTTAGGGTCAGGAATCCTAGTATCCCAATTAGCATCTCCATATTTTGGAACATTAATGTTCTTAGGATTAGGATGACCTAAAAATGTGTAATAGTTATTATTACCTGTGGTACCAATACCTACAAAACTGTCAACGAACGTTTCAGCATTCAGTATTCTGTATTGGTCAGTTATTATTGCTGGCATTGCTAGTGTTTTTTTGAATATTTATACCAGTTTAAGTATACTTAACTTTTAATTGAATATCTCGTATAACTTGAGCAGAAGTTTGGATTCCAATTAAACCATTCTGATTATGGAATGTGTATGATTTTGAACCAGACCCTCTACTACCAGTCAGAGAACCCCAACTATATGATCCACATCTCACAATATCTGATATTATAGATGTATCTATACCAGATAAAGAAGTAATATTAGCAAAGACTCTAAGAGTTGTTGCTCCCATACCAACTACATCAGCTGCATAATAAACATTATCTAAGAAAGTATTTCCAACTGAAACTACTTCACTTGTGTGTGTAACAATACCAGTTACTCCAGGTCCAATATGAGTATCTCTTATTGTGAAATATCCACCAGTACCAATTCCTGGTATTTTAAGTTGATTAGCATTAGGAACATCTGCAAATATTTCAGAAGCAACTTTAAGATCAAAATAAAGTGCAGGTGAAGTAGTAGTACCTATCCCTACTGCGCTTGTTCCAATTCCAACAACTGCACCATAATCACCAGTATAAGCAACCTTTTCAATTACTTCAGAATTTGCAATTGTTCCCAATCCAACTATCCTAACATTATTAACATCTTGATCTAATTCATCTACATGATTAAATAACCAAGAATCTTCAATCCATATTGTACTATCACTATTGGAAACTGATTTAATAATTCCAGAAGTTGGATATATTTGTGGTTCTAAGTAATTTCTTTCCTTAGAAATTTTTACACCATCAATAATCATATCATTTGTCTGCTTTCTCCACATTGTTGGTCTTCTTGCAGCAGGATCAGTTACAATACCAATACCAGAATATGTTTGTGTTTCTACAGTATCAGCAGCAATTAATTCATAAATTATTCTATTATCCTGTTCTGGAATTCTTCCATCAGTTATAGTGTTAATTCCAGCTTGAAGTTTCAATTCATCACCTGGTTTGACAGTTTCATCAACATCAACTTCAGCATAATCTAAATCAGAACCAGCATATAGATAGAATTTAAATTTGCTTCCAGGTTTTGGTGCTTCCTTAAATGTTATTCTTGTTCCCCCATTAAATTCATAATCCCTATCAGGTATTTGTAAGATATCATTTAAGAATAAGAACAAATTATTTGCAAGAATAATTCCAGAACCTTCTTTTGCAACAACACTATAATACTCCTTACCAGCAGCACCTGTACGAGTAATTAAGAATGCTTTTCTATATCCATTAAACAAATTACTAAAATCATCCAATTCAATTAATTCACCAAAACACCAACCAGCAAATTTATCTTGATATTTGTTCCTGATTGTTATATTAAATCTACTTGTAGCAATACCTGCTTGGAATGGAAGATTAATTATTTGTAATTGTTCACCAATTTCATAACCTATACCACGATTAGAAAGTTTGAAATCAACTATACTACCACCAGTTCCAACAACAACATCAACAGCAGCACCTGATCCACTTCCACCAGATAATGGAATATTTTTATATGGTTTTGGTGAATCAACCACAGCAAAACCAGTAGAACCACCTATACCAGTTGATGTATAACCTGTTCCAGCATTTGTTATATTAACCCAAGAAACTGATCCATCTGTTATATGTGTAGTAAGAACTGCATCATCACCAGAACCAACCCCAACAAAAACTGTAACGGTATCTTCACTAGTTGCTAAAATAGCAGTTGCAACACCAGCAACAGGGTCAGTTGCTCTTGGATAAGTGTGATTTGTAGTATAATTATCCCTAGAACAACTCATTGTTATAGAGTTATTAGTAAACTGAACAGTATTTGAGGTAGTAAGAGTATGACCTGGTATTGTTAATACCATCATACCAGTTGTTGATGTATATTCCGCATTTGTTGGTGTTAATGATCCATTTACTGCATTATTTGCTGCAGATACAAAACTATGAGAAAAATGCCTATCAGTAGAAGCAATGGAAACCATTGGAGCAGTAAGATATCCAGAACCACCAGTTAATATTCCTACTGTAGAAATTGTTCCTGTATTGCTATTAATAACGACATCCAAAAGTGCTCGTCTAGGTAATTGATATCCACTACCTATTCCAACATCAAACTCATTAATTATACCACCTTTAGGAAGATCCTTATTTGCAGATGTTCCAGTAAAATCAATTGTCTTGCCAGTACCAACTAATGAATAATCTGAACTCGATTCTCCACTAAGTTCATCTACATCTGGTCTTTGGAAGATATTGTTAACTAATACCATACCAAAACTACTGGTTATTCCAGACATTTCTGCACCATTAGTAGTCAAATCAAATTTATCAGTTGCACCATCAAAACGATCAGATATATCATCCATTATTTTATTGGAAATATAATCCAATCTATAGTATGATCTTCCAGCAAACGTGGATTGACTCGTCAATGATCCAATACCAGCAGGGCCATAAGGAGCATCAGAAAAATAGATATTACCATCTTCTATCTTATAATCACCTTTAATGACAGTTACTGCTGCACCAACAGTATGTGCTGCAGCAACGGTTCCCATCTGTCCTCTAAGGACATCTAATTCTCTTGCAGACCCAACACCAACTAAACTAACTTTAAATATTTCCTGATCGATATTAATTAAAGATTTACCAGAAATATCAGCAACACTATTCAAATAAACAAAATTAGTATTAATACCAATTGGTCCAGTTAAATTAACATTAATTGCAGTAGTTATTGCAATTGGACTTTGAATAATGTTATCAACAGTTATTACACTTCTAATTGAAGCATCTTCAGTAGGAACTTGCAAATTGTGTATAGTTCCAATACCACTAACTGTAGTAAATGTAACAGCAGTACCAGCAGTAGCAAAAGTACGAGCAACCGCTACCTGAAACTTATCATCTGTTACCTTAATTGCATAAACATCTGTTGGTAATATATTTGTTGATCCAACTCCTGGAACAGTTGTTGTATCGATACCAATTGGTCCAGTATGTTGGGTATAACGTAAACGTTCTCCAGTATTAAACTCATGTCTAGCAATAGTAACTTCATTTGTAGTTGTATCAATACCAGTTACAGGATTGAAATCTTTATAGAATAATCTATCACCACTAGTATATGCAGCAAAAGTGCTTAATCCAATAATTCCACCACCAACAGAAGTTGTAATACCATTAAATTGTGAGCTAATATCATCTATCAATAAAACTTTATTAGTTCTTGATTCATTATACTTTGTAATTATTCTATTTTCAAATTTAACAATTTTCGATAAACTTGGATCATTTGTTTCTTCTGTAACATTATCATAATACCATCTTTCCCATACAGATGCCTCACCATTAAGTGTTACATTTAAAAATAAATCTGCATCAACTTTTGTACTTAATTGACCAGTTGAAGTAATTCCCAAATTAGAGAACCCTTTAAATCCAGCAGTATGACTTAAACTACTAACTGGATCTCTCCATGTTAGATATGGTATATTCTCACCTTTAATTGCATAAGAGAATCTTTGATAATAATCATTATCATGAAGTCTTTGTCTATCTAAATTTAATTTCCCAATATCATCTTTCCATTTATTGATACTTTCAACTGTGCTACTAACATCTAAATTAAAATCAAATGTGAAAACTGCATCAATACCTGCTTTATTATTACTTACATCACCAACTATTCTATCATTTTTATTAAATTCTCCAGTTACATTATATAATTTTAGAGTTTGAGCCTCAGGATCCCAACCATTTTTAGCAACATAACCGAATATATTCTTATTTGGAACTCTAACAATTTCATTTTCAAAGAATGAAGTTTTTTCAAAAGTTGGAGAATACGATGCTAAATCTTCTACTTTTACAACTCTACCAAAGTTACTTACACTCCTATCATAAGTTCCTCCAGTACTTCCAATACCAGCAATAGAATATGCTATACTTTCTACTCCACCAGTAGTATTAATTCCAGTAAGAGTAAAATACTTATATTCATAATCACTTGAATTATATCCATCAGCATCTGACTCTGTTACTTTTATGTTTTCAACAAAAACTTTATCTCCAACAGCAAATGGGAATGGATTATCTACATCAAATCCATTAACTGGTCCTCTTATTTCCAGAGTAACCATTTGAGTTGAATTAGTTACAGCACCTATAACCTGAACACCGTTGGAATTAACAGTAGGAACAATTCTCAATGAATCGGATAAACCACTTTCATTTGAAAGTATATCGACACTATCTACTGAATTTCCAATTAAATTAGTTCTTGTTACAATAGAAGGTTTATCGATAGCAATAGTTACTGGAGATGAAGTATAATTTGTTCCTCCAGTTGTAACACCAATTGATTTTAATGTAAATACATCCTTCAATTCTAAGATTATATTACTGTCAGCCTTTGGTGGAATTGTCTTATCTCTAGAGAATTCCAATCCTTGATTATGAACCGTAGTGTCATTGACCTTTCCTATATCAAGAGATTCGACTGTAAATAACGCATTTTTACCAGTAGTTGTTCCTATAGAAGTTATAATTGGTAATTTATTTACTTTTTCACCATTACTAACAATCTTAACTGAATAAATTCCACCCATTACAGAACTAGAATCTGTTGCATAGAATGCACTTGTAATTCCAAGATTATTGTATAGTGTAGTTTCTCCACTACCAACCATATTAAATGTGAAAGCGGTATTTGCTACCCCAGTAATTCTATGAATTTTATTAAATTTGGACTCTACTATTTCAATTTCTGAAGACCTTACAACATCACTTTCAACAGCAGATGGGTAAGTTTTAGTATAATTTAAATCTTTTCCTTCAATTCTATAATACAACTTATTTGAAATGGAACTTCCAAGAGAAACATTAATTTTAGCAGTTAATCCATCACCAATTGTTCCTGTTCTAGTAATTAAACCCGAATCATATCTAGTTTTAAAGTTTTCATCACTATAAAAAGCAATATCGTATCCATCTAAACTAGTATCTGATACTAAAAATTCAGCTGTATTTCCTTCATATAATTCTATTCTTGGATTTATTTTAGTAAATGTATGAGAATCTCCACCAGTAGTTCCTATTCCAATATAATTGTATGGGAATAAGTTAACATCATACTTTGTTTCCGCAAGACGTATAGTATTATCAGACTCATCTATGACGTGATAAATTCCATCATCAACTAATGGTGTGGCAGGAGTTGATGAATTATAAACAACCATATCTCCTGTATTGAAATCATGGTCTGCAATTGTAATTTCATCCGTAATTGTTCCAATTCCTGCAGATGCAATAGTGACTGGATTTATCACTAACTTTCTAATTTCATTATTAAATTTAAGATCAATAATTTGTGCTTTATTTGGTGAAATATCTAATCTCACATTATCATTAACTTTCAATGAATGATTGGAATCAGTAGTTACTGTTGCAGTTACTTTTTTAAACCGACCTCTAACGTTGTTAGTAACAAGTTCTAAACTATTATTATCTCCACCAGTATTTTGAACTACAGTAAACCAACTATATGTTGTAGTATAATTTGCTTTTTGTGTAGATAGACCAATAAATTCATCACTAAGTTTTACACAATATAAATTTCCGTAAGTAGATAGATCAACTGCAGGTGTTAATGCATCTGTTCCTGAAACAAATACAGTAGATCCAACCGAAACAAATGATAAAAGATCGCCACTTTTGAATTTATGATTTGGTAGATATATTGATCTTGGTGGTATAGATTTCTTAATAGCAACACTACCAGCATATCCAACTACAACATCTGTATAAACACTACCAAGTCCTACAGACTTTGCACCTTCAAAATACTGAATTTTAGGGAATTCTATATTTTTGTTCTCTAATTTTTCTGGAATATCATATGTAAATTCCTTTTCAAGTCTATAAACAGCTGCCCCAGAACCATGTCCAGATGCAGTAGTTCCATTATAACCCCTTGTAACTCTATATCTGTTATTATAATCATCATGTGCAATAACTTGTAATTGCTCAGATTCCACTTGAATTATATCATTAACATTAAATTTCCCACTGAGAGTGGAATCATGTAATGAAATAAAAGTAGTTACTCCAGAATTTACCATAGATGAAGACAGTCCAGATGTTACTGAAGAAACACCAATTGTTCTAAATCCTTCTATATTTGTGTAAAGAGAAGATGTTATACCTGAAATCTCTACTATATCTTCATCAGTAAGTCCATGTGGAAGAGTAGAAAGTCCTGTAACTTTACCATCAACTATAGAAAACTTTAAGTCATCATTAATGGTATCAGATGTCTCTACAGATATGATATTTTTACCATAAACTTCATCAATACTTGCAGAAATAGTATTATTATTAAATTTTATTAATTCTCCAGGTTTATAGAATTCTCCACCATCATTTACAATAATTTTTGAAATTTTTCCAGAATTTAGAGAATCTACTCTAATTTCTGCATCAGAATCCAAAGAATCAGTCAATAATGGATATGTTTTAAATTTATCATTTAATCCAAGATGAGTTACATTTCTCTTATACTTTCCACTATTCAAAAACTTATCAGATTGATTCATCAAAACATCATAATTAAATAAATCTGTTTTATTACGGTGTTTTTTAGTTACATAGGGAAATGTTGGAACACTATTTGGTGTTAAAGTTCTATCAATGGTACTAAAATAAGCATATGTTCCATTTGGATATTCTGGAGTTGTTACAAATTTACCATTATATTCATCTAAATCTCCACTAGCATTATAAACATAATCCTGAACAAAAGATCCAGGTGAATAATTAGCAGTTGATGGTCTTAATCCACTATCACCAACAGGATCTTCAACATAACTGGATTGCATATAAGTCAGTCCAATACCAACGTCTCCAACTGGTCCATAAATTGGATTTCCATCATATGCCCAACCAATAATTTTAGAATGTGAAGTTGGTGGTTTTTCCTTTAAAACACCAGAAACATCTTCAATATCATCACCTAAAAGTTGTCTATAATAATTTCCTGCATAGAAAGAACAAATTTTATTCTCTTTAAATACATTCTGAGTTCCAATTTGTACAATATCTTTATAATCCGAATTACTTAAAAGATGTGAGTACTGTGAAACATTATTTAATTTCCATTTATATAAATTTACACCAAATTTAGCATCTTTTCCAGCTGGAACAACAGTAATAATTGTATCATTGACATCATAATTTACACCTGCATTTATAATATCAACACCAGTTATCTCACCATTAGTAACAATTGCTCTTAATTTAGCAAATTGACCAGAAGTTTTACCTATTCCACTAACTCTAAGTTCAGGTGGAGTACTATATTCGCTACCCTTATTCAATATCAAAACATTAGTAATCTTACCAGTACTATCAACAAATGGTTGTAAATTTGCATCCTTTCCTGTCAATAATCTAATTTTTGGTTCACGAGTATAATTAATTATATTATCTACACCATAAGATAATCCTCCAGATTCAACAAATACATTTGAAACACTACCCTTTACTTCAGCATATGCAGTAGCATTATAATAAGACTCTATTGTCGTGGTTGTTCCAATACCAACTTCACCATTAATATTAACTACAATATCTGGATATTTAAAGGTATGAGTCCCAACTCCAACACTATTCAAATCAACAAAAATATTTCTATCATAATTTGTTTCATCACTACTTAATTTGAATCTATCTTCATCAATAAGAGTTACATAATAATCTCCTGCAGCCAATCCACTAATTGCTGTATTAGAACTAGAATAACTTACAATATCTTTATTTTGGAAATTATGATTTTTTGCATAAACATAATTATCGAAAGTATTGATTCCAACATATGTTTTAAATAAATCTTTTATATTTGTTGGTGGATATACTTGAGATTGAACAGTAAGTTTTCTGTTAGAATAGGATGAACCAGGATCATTAATAATAATTCTATCAATTATATTCCTAACCTTTGTAGATTTAAACTCATGCGTTGTATTTCCATACTGATTAAAATGTATTAAATTTATCTTATTAAGAGCATCTGCTCTAGATATTGCCAATCCAAAGGAATTTGTTGAATGTTTAGCAATATAATAAGTTGTCCCAGATGCCAATCTATCAGTCGCAAAACCAACTTGGGTACTTCCTATACCAATTGGTGTTCCATAGGCAGTATAGGTCACCTGCTCCCCATCTAAGAACTTATGTGATGTATCAATCCTACCAGGATCAGTTAATTGCACATCAAAATCAGTAAATGTCTCAGAATGAGTGTATCCTCTCATCTTAGCTTCACATATTGCACCAGATCCATTTCCTCCAGTTATAGAAACTGATGGAGTTTCGACATAATCAAATCCCTTTGAAGTTACAACAATATCGGAGATATTTCCTGAGAAATTTACATTAATTAATGCTCCACTACCATAAGTATCGGCAATCGACACATTTGGTGGATTGACTATATCATAGTCTTGACCCTTATTTAAAATATCAATATCAGTAATAGGACCATAATGAACAGAATCATTAGATATTGGAGAATGTATTTCTACTCCATTCAAAGATACTCCAATTGGACCAATAATATCTGAATTATTATCTACCAATTCTGGTGTTTTAAGTATTCTCTTAAAATTATCTTGACTTTTTAAATTACCAGTTTTATATAAATTTGCTGGTGTAACAGTATGAATTCCACTTGCTGATTCTCCATTAAATTTGATAGGTTCAACAATTCCTGCATATAAAGTAGAAAGATTCACACATAATTGAATATTTTTAACATCAACTAACTTAACATAGTAATATCCACTAGAAAATTTAGTGTTTGTATCATCTACAACTCCTTCTGTACCAACACCAACGTAAATTTTTTCGCCATTATAGAAATTATGGTCATCTACAAAACTTATAGTAGAGGTATTAGTTGATACTCCAATAGAAGTGAAAGTTTGTGATCCATTTGTTGTTTCGGCATCAAATGAAGGGTAACCAGAAAATGCAACATACGTATTCTTATCATCATCTACAAATGTATTCTGAATATTAGAAAGTAAAGAAGGTATTCCATATTTGGAACTAACATAATTTAATTTTTTTCTAATAATATATCTTCCATTAACATTAACAGTATTGTTACTAATTTTAAATTGATAATCACCTACAACATCACTAACAATGTCTTCTGATACTACAGTTCCAAATGTATCTTGATATAAAACATCAACTATATCTCCATTTTTAAGAAAATGTTTTTCATTTGTTTTAAAGGTGTTATTTGATATATTTTCTTCTACATCAATATATGAAATGTTATTATAGAACCAACTTTCAAATTTAGGATCATTTGGATCAACTTTTTCTCCCAAATGCTTTACTGTAATTGCATCATCATTAGCAAAAAACTTAGTATCTGCATCAGATGCACCAGAAATTGATCCAGTGACTCTCATTTGACATAATTTAGTCAAATCATTATCTTCATAACCAAAAATGAAAGTTTCATCAATAATTGGATCGTTTTCCTTCAATACAGTACTAATTCCAACACATCCAAAGAATTGATTACTCGATTTTGACTCATATGATGCAGAAGTATAAACATTATCAGCATTCAAATAGTAAAATGTTCCTACGGTAGAGAATCCAACTGTAGAATCAACAGTTGTTACTGATGTAGTAGATGCGGTTCCAATAACTTTTGTCTTTCCACCTACTTTAAATGTACTATTAAGAGATCCTCTAGAAAATTTAAGTTGATAATATCTCTTATTATTCAGAAATACCTGCTGAACATTAGCAACTGCCCCTGATGCAGTAGGATTAGCGGTTGAATCTTGAAATACTTTTGATCCGACCAATTTTAATGGATTACCTGATATGGCCTCAACCACCATATCCTCTGTAACGTTCCATTCTGCTTCAGATGGTATAAGAGTCTCATTAAAAGGTTTAACGATCTCTACTTGCTCTCCGTACAGGGCCTGGAAGAGAATTTCCAATGCAGTGTCAGTTCCTTTTGAACTATAGAAATCTTTTGCTCTAGAAAGTATATTTTCTAAGGCAAGACCTTGTTTGAAGTTTCTTCCTTCAAGACCTGGTAGGAATTGATACTTATGTTTCTTATAAAATTCAACTAAAAATAAGAAACTTAAATTAACTACAAGAGTTCCTGCTTCATGAAGAGAAGAATTAGTTTCACTAAACGTTAAAAATTCTGGATTACCTGCAGTTTCTATTGCATCTATACCACTAAAACCACGTTTACATCCAGTAAAAGAAGTAGCAGTTTTTCCAGTATATGTGATAATTTCATCATCAATTTTAAATAAACCCCATTTATCTGGAAATCCAGTGGTTTGATTAACGTAAATTACATCATCATATGCATATGCTTCAGCAGCAACAACTACTGGAGAAGAAGGAACAGTACTTCCTGGAGCAGGAACAGTTTGTGCTTCAACAGTAGCAATATCAGATAAAGTCGATATTTTTTTAATTGATTCTAAATTATCGGCAAGATAAGTCGTACCATATTCATGTTCTTCAGATGCATAGTATTGTTCTAAGAATTCTTTAAATAATGAACCATCATCCAGAATAAAATCTGGAATCTGGCTATTAAGGATATTCGAGATTTTTACTTTTTTATCAGGCATTTCTTATCTTGTATATTTTTTACTGCTAATGAAACTTGATGGTGGAGTATAATTGGTTCCAGATTTATTAGAACCAGAAACGATAACATCTTCCAATAAGGTTAATTTACTGTTTCCTGTAGTATCTAGCACAATATAAAGACTCTCTTTTGCGACAATATCATTTGACTCAGGAGTCACTTCTACTTCAATCCTTTCAGTTAAGGTTGTAGATGTAATTGTAAGTGGGAAAAGTATAATTTCACCCTTGGTATAGTTAACTGTACCAGCATTATTGTTAATATAATTTATTGTAGAATTATCATAAGTAAAGAATTTGATAACTCCTGTTTTTCCATCTGCATTTGGCAAATCAGTCATAAAAACATCACCATCAACACCATCAATCTTAAATGCAGAGGATCTAATGTTAAATCCTTCCAAATCAGCATGGAATTGATTAGCATAACACAACTCATAAGTAGCAAGTTGATTATATGCAGGAACCATATTCCTCCTCATTATAAGTTTTGTAATGTTAGAAGTAATTCCAGTATCAACATTATCAATCTGAGAAAGTAATTTACTATACTTTAAACGTCCACCGAATGAATTAATATCAGCAGATTTGGCATATTTTTGAATTGAAGTTATAATTCTTGAGTTTAAATCAAGACTATTAGAGATAAATCCAGAATCATATGATACAGTAGAGTCATATTCAACGTAAAGATACTTAAGATCAATAAATTCTTGCTTAATTCCTGCAACTGTATACTTTTTCAAGTCATTTTTAATCGAATCTTTAGCAACATCCGATAAAACTTCACCATTTTTTGGTTTTACAGTCACATAAACCTTTCCAAATTGTGGTGGATCTAACTCTTCACCACCATATGCACTCACAGAGTCAATATTTGGGTATAAAAATGGTATTAATCCAATATAATCATGTGATGTAACTGCTCTATATTGGGATGCATAGACCCTTGGAGCAAGATATTTGATACTGTCTATAGATTCTATCTCATCACCGTTTTCAGACGCTTGTGTAGTGGTTATAAGAGAGATTCCTTGAGTAATATCTGTCTCTACACCACCAAAAAGATAGGTTAAACGACCAGCAAAGGTGAAATTTGCTGCTCCATTACCAGCAGATCCATTATTAACGATATAAGTTGCTGTAATTTCTTCTCCAGCTGGTGGTTTTTTACCTAAAATATTGTCTCCAAACAGAATTTGGTACTTTTCGTCCTCAATTTCTTGTGTAAGGAACAATCTTGATGATGCATTTACATCAAAAATGTTAGAATAGGACTCAAAATTCTCATTTCCAACGGTAACACGTATTGTAGATGAATCTACGTTGGCATTTGGAATAATATACTTCTGATTTGGTAAAGAATCGTTAACTGTCCACTTCTTTTCTAAGAAATTACCTTCATAAATTGAAATATTTGAGAAAGTTGCAATTCCATTACTGTTTGGAGTGACTGTTATGTCCTCTGGAACCGAAAATATGTAATTTCCATTCTCAACTGAACCTAAGGCTACTAGTCCAGCATTTAATTTAACACTTCTTGCCGATATTCCACTTACATTTACTGTAAAACTAACTGTTGCAACCGCAGATTTCTTAGAACGAGGTACAAAACCTATGTTTCTTGCTAAAGAAACGACATTTTCCCTTAATGTAGCACTATCAATGAACGATTCATTGACTGCCATGTTAGTATTATAGGCAGTAATGTAGGAATTATACGCTAACGTGTCTATTAATATAGAAAAGTTTGATCCCTCGAAGTCAAAATCCGTAAAATTGGAGTTTGATCTCAGATAATCCTTAATCTGAGCACGTAAATCGTTAAAATCTAGGTTTGTAAACTGCTTAAATGCCATTATACCCTTGTCGGTTGTAGTAAGAACTCTATATTTTGTGGAGGAAATGGTAATCCTGTGATTTCATACTCAATACGAATCGATAATTCGTTAGAATCAGGTACAACTCTCGCAATTACATTCTTTAGTGTGACCCTTTTTTCATAGTTTTTAATTAAAGTAGTAACTTCTCTCTCTAAAAAGTCTGAAATATCACTTAAATTGTTCTCGAATAATGAATCTTCAATGGATGTACCTAACAATTCATTAAAAAACCGTTCATTTATGCGAGTTCGGCATAAATTGATAACGGATTTCTTAATTGCGTCCTCATTTTTGAGCACAGTCACGTCATTAGTCACAGGATGTCTCTTAAAAGACAAACTGATATCCTTAAATGCACGAGATACTTTAACGGCCATCCAAATTTATATACTGTGTTAGTATATCTATAATGGTTACTGCTATATTTAGTGGTTAATACCGACTTGGAATTTTAGAGTAATCATCATCTGCCCATTCGATGACTATTTTCTTACCATAATTACGTGATTGATCACCTGTATAGAGGTAAGAAAAAGTGCCTCCGACTAATTCGGAAGCACGTTTAGCATGTTCTAATGCCTTTTCTATATTATTCATTTAGTAATACTCTTACTCGTAGATCATTGGGGTTGTATCCTTCTTGGATTAAAGCATTCAATTTGGTGTTTGCTTCGTCTTTAGTAAGACCAGTGTGAACTTCTGTCCATCCAGAAGTACATAATTCTTCGATACGGTAGAGTTTCATCTTCCTTGACCTCTTGTTCTTTTCTTTGCCTTGTTTCGGGCGGTTGCAGCATATTTAGTATGCTTTCCTCTTCCTTGTCTCGTCTTTTTCGGTGTGGATTCAACTTGTGTTTCACCACTTAGACTTCTCATTCCCATTGTTTAATACCTCATAATGAACTTTTACGACGATTTTTTTTCGCCAATTTTAACGCGGCCTGAAGAGAGAGTTAAATGACTCTCATCTTCTCATGACCCACTCTGATAGTAGGATCACACCAAATCTCATAACCTGCATCCATTGCGTCTAGGCAGAATGAGACATCCTCCCCACACATATCCTGTACTTCCCCTGACTCAAATACTTGCATCTTGGGAGCAAACCAAGGATAGGGGAGTTTCTCGAACACACCATTCTTAATCAGAACCCATCCGAAACCTGTATAGTCTACTGTAAATGGTTTCTTTCTCTTACTTAGAGACTCTAAGGTTTCATGATTCATGACTCCACCATTCTTACGGAAGTCTCCTTCTTCTAACCAGTGAGCCACAGAACTCGTTCGTCCGTCTTCGGTACAGTACCAACCTGCTGCGATATCCTTATCCATCGCAACCAACTTATAAAACTTCTCTGTATCGAATACTATATCGGAGTCGATCCATAGTTGGTAGTCGTACTTCAAGTTGCCGTCCCAAGGTTTTTGGTCAGGTCCCCTGAGTACATTCGCACCTAGACACTTGCACCGTGCGAAGTTAACCATCGACGAATAATCCTGAGATATCTGAATTGCTGCACCGTTCTGTACAAGATCAAAACACAACTGTACAAAGTTCTTCAGAAAGATATATGAAACTCCTCTTCCAGGTAAACAGAATACTACTGTTTTTCCTTTAATTGCTTCTCGTGCAGCAGCAATGTCAAATTCTTGTTTCTTTGCCTTTGGTGCTTCTGCTTTTACTGTAAATCCTTTTGCCATAACCTCAGAATCATTATGTGTATATTATACCACTTCAATTCAATAATTGCAATGGTGTAGTTATATATACTCCTCTTCTAACTTAAATATAAGTTCTTCCATGTTATCTTTAAGGGTCGGTTCTTCTGTTAAATGTGTGTCGTTCTCTAATCGATAGTGAAGGGTTTCGATAATTAAGTCTTTTTCATATTGATCTATCATTGGTTTTACTCCAACTCATTAAAAATTATATATGAAAAATAAAACCCCTGTGCTACATTATAGCCAGGGGAATTTTTTTATGCTGTGGGTATTTGAAGGGCGTTTTATATCTCAGAATTTTTTTATTATCCTTATATCACTCTCTCGAATTG